AGTAGTGTTCTCCCATAATTACAATTCAATCAATTAAATTTTAAAAGGAATAATTTGGCAATCAACAAGTGAAACTTAATGTGGCAATCAATATTTGATACCTCTATATAATAACAGTATATAATCACCTGTTTTTATTCTCTTATTGATCTATAGTACTCATATGATTGACAAATCATCTTCATTGCAGGATTCAACCTACTAAATGTTGATCATCATTGTCAATATTGATTTAACTGTTATACTCAGCCCATTGTGATTTATATTAAAAATAATTAGTAATCTCAAGTGATACACAATCACTGTTCCTAGTGTAATGCTTCATGTTCATAACTTTGGAGCGTAGTTTAGCTACATTAACTTTGGAAAAAGTCCTGGCTTTTTCAAGCATCATCCTACTATATTGCAGTTCACCAATTCCAGACCTTTTTGTTGATAAAGCTGAATAGTATATATATAAACAGCAGTATTGTAGGCCTAGTTGAGACATTCTCACTGTATTGTTATGATCCTTGTATAGTCGAAATACAACCTTCTTAAAATCTTGTTTAAATGGATAGTTTGAAATATAATCAATATCATCTATCATATCTTCATCCACTAAATTTTTCACCATTGACTTCTCTACATGTTTGCACACTACATTTAGTGTTTCAGGCAAGCCATAATAAAATATGTCTTCATCTTTATTTTCACCAGGTTTATGTGATATCATTTCCTGGTCTGAGCCTATGATCTCTTGGAATCTTTCCTTTGTGTTAGTTTTTTTCTTTCTTAGTGTGCACACCTTCAAGCATTCCAACTCAGAATGTTCTTCTCTTATCTCTCTCAACTTGAGTGTAACGTCAAGATATATTGCGTTGCTAACATCTATCTGGAAATCTTTATCAGGGTATTCCTCACTTATAGTTTCTTTCTTAAATATTATATCATAATCATTCATCTCAATGCATTTATCTATATGCTTATTTACCAGGTTTAAGATCTCTTGGTCATAAGATTTGGGCTTAATATCTATAAAAGGTAACATGTGACCCATTAAGTGTTTGTTATCATCAATGAACTTATAAACAGAGCCAACATTAGTTTGGTTCTTAACCACTTTGTAATAAAATCTTGACATATCTTTGTAATGATCGATAATAGATTCACGATCCACAAGGCTTGTAGACATGATTATATTGTTCCAGTTTTCTTTAGCTGCTTTAACTAATGTCTCTTTGCATAATACTTTCACTATGAAGAACTGATGCATGTATGGTGCTATCCCTTTGATTGTTGCATATATAGTTTCAAAGTCATTTTCGAATTCCTTTATTATGTGACTGTATAGGCAACTATTTAGTGCTGCAGTTAGGATTTCATTAAGTTCTAGAATTGCATACTGATGCTTCTTCTTCAGTCCACGTCGTTGTATAGCATATGCAAATTTTGGCATGTCTTCATTAACTTCTATGTAATTAATTGATGACATCACAGGAGCTAATTTGAACTCATCATAAAAGAACCCCTTTTCAAGTTCGTCGCAGCTATTAAACTCATCAACTATGGTATCAGATATGATCTTCTCCACTTTCCCAAGTTTAGTTAATTTAGGTATCCGTTCATAACCAGTGCTGTCAAACTTAGCCTTGTTACAGAAGCTGAAAGGTGTGATGCAGTCCATGTTCTCGAGGTGTGAATTCCAATTTAATTTGCTTGTTGAAATTATATGAATTGTTTATAATTATGGGAGTTCACTACT